AGCAAGCGCAATCTGAAACGCATCAACAACCCTGACGATGTGATGTCGATGCCTTACGCCATTGTGGCGACTCGGCAGCGCTTTAACATCTATGCTGGCAACTACTGATGAAGACGCCGATCCTTGGCTCAAGCTATGTTGCCCGCAGCATCAACGCTGCGGACAACCGCATGGTCAACCTGTTCCCCGAAGTTATTCCAGAGGGCGGCAAGGAACCGGCGTTTCTTAACCGCGCCCCTGGCCTTCAATTCCAGCAAACCATAGGCACTGGCCCGATTCGGGCGCTGTGGGCGCACCAGACCAACGGCAGCGACTTCTATGTTGTGTCCGGCACTGAGTTCTACAAAGTCACCGGATTGACCGCCACGCCCACTAAGTTGGGCGATGTGACAGGCACCGGCCCCGTGTCGATTGCTGACAATGGCACACAAATCTTTTTGGCTTGCAATCCTGACGGGTTCATCTATAACGAAGTCACCAACGTATTTGCCCAGATCACCGACCCTGACTTTACGGGCGCTGTGACTGTGGGTTACTTGGATGGGTACTTTGTCTACAACGAGCCAAACTCCCAAAAAGTGTGGGTGACTCAATTGCTTGACGGCACTTCAGTTGACCCCCTTGATTTTGCGTCTGCTGAAGGCTCGCCCGATGGATTGGTCGGGCTTATTGTGGATCACCGCGAAGCATGGTTGTTTGGCACTGATTCGGTGGAAGTCTGGTACGACTCCGGCGCTGCTGACTTCCCATTGCAACGCATCCAAGGCGCTTTTAACGAGATCGGTTGCGTGTCGGCATATACCATCGCCAAGATGGACAACGGCCTGTTCTGGCTGGGCACAGACGCCCGTGGACAGGGCATCGTCTACCGCGCCAACGGCTACACTGGCGTTCGTATTTCGACCCACGCCATTGAGTACGCAATCGCTCAATACGGCAACATTTCGGACGCCATTGCCTACACCTACCAGCAAGAAGGCCATGCCTTCTATGTGCTGACCTTTCCAAGCGGCAACGCCACTTGGGTGTATGACGTAGCCACCCAAGCGTGGCACGAACGCGCTGGCTGGGATACTCCATTAGGTCAATTTACCCGCCACCGTAGCAACTGCCAGTGTAATTTTGGTGGAAACATAATAGTGGGCGATTACGAAAACGGCAACATCTACACACTGAACCTCAATGTGTACGCTGACAATGGCGGCATCCAGAAGTGGCTGCGGTCATGGAGAGCATTGCCGACAGGCCAGAACACTCTCAAGCGCACGGCGCAGCACAGCCTACAGCTTGACTGTGAGTCGGGCACGGGGCTGATCACCGGCCAAGGCAGCGACCCTGAACTTATGCTGCGCTGGTCTGATGACGGCGGTCATACCTGGTCAAACGAGCATTTAAGCAAAATGGGCAAGATCGGCGAGTATTACCGCCGCGTCTTTTGGCGCAGGCTTGGCATGACCCTGAAGCTGCGTGACCGTGTTTACGAGGTGTCAATGACTGACCCCGTAAAGGTTGCAATCATGGGTGCAGAGTTATTGATTAGCCCGACCAACGCATAATGGCTACAACGTCCAATATCACTCAAATCACGGCGCCCCGTGTTGAGCTTATTGATCCACGATCAGGGTTGATGTCGCGGGAGTGGTACCGGTTTTTTTACAATTTGTACACGATCACTGGCGAGGGCACTGGCGTAACGCTTGCAATCAACGGTGGCACTGGCATCTCGTCTTATTCGGTGGGCGACTTGCTGTACGCCAACACCACTACCACACTGGCAAAACTCAAATCTGGGTCTGTTGGGCAGGTGCTTACCGCAAATGGCCCTAACACAGCGCCATCTTGGGGGGTTTCAACTACTTCAGCGCCGGTCACTAAGACCGCCGATTTTACTTTAGCGGCCACTGAATCTTGGGTTATCAACAACAAGTCAAGCTCAACTTGCGTTGTTACCCTGCCTGCGCCATCGGCCTACACGGGGCGTCAGGTCACCTTCAAAAATATGCAGCCGCAGTTTTTGGTGTCAGCGTCAAGTAATGTTGTGCCGCTAGACAGCGTTTCGGCTGGGACAGCAATTCTCTTGGATGTTGTGGGAAATTGGGCGACAATGCTGTCAGACGGCACAAATTGGGTCATCATGCAAGCTGCGTCCAACAACAACCTGCTTTTGGAATAGTCTGATGCCAACGCAACTATTGGATGATCGGGACGCGGCGCTTCGGGTAGGCTATGAAGCAACGGATTGGAGCGCTCCTATATCGTTTGAAAATTATTGCGCGGCGGTAAAAGATTGGACAATAAGTGCAATTAAACGCGATGAAAAAATTATTGGCGCGGTGTACAAAAAAGATGACGAGTTACACATCTCAGTGTTGCCAGAGTGGCGCAAGAAGTGGCTAACAAAAAGTCTGTGGAAAAACTTTTTTCAGTCTGGTAGAGTGACCACAAAAGTTACCCCAGGACATGAGTACATGTACGATGTTTTAAAACGGCTTGGGTTTAAAGAGTCTGTTAGCGGTACGTTGGTTAAGGAGAATTAAAAATGGGCATTGAAACAGCAATCATAGGCAGCGGTATGCTGGGCATGTATTCCGCAAACAAAGCGGCAAAAACGCAAGCCGATGCGGCTAACCGTGCGGCTCAACTGCAACAAGAACAGTTTAATCGTCAAGTCGAATTGCAAGCCCCGTTCCGCGAGGCCGGTGTTCGTGCGTTGCCAGAACTGGAAGCAGCGTCTAGGTACACGCCGTTTAGCATGGAACAGTTTCGAGCAGACCCGGGCTACGGTTTCCGTTTGTCCGAAGGCCAGAAGGCACTTGATCGTCAAGCCGCTGCACGCAGTGGATTAATGTCTGGCGGCGCTCTCAAGGCCGCGCAACGCTACGGCCAAGAGATGGGTAGCGCAGAGTACTTGAACGCTTTTAATCGCTACCAGACTGAAAATATGGCTCGCCTTAACCCGTTGCAATCTTTGGTCGGTGTCGCTCAAACCTCTACGGGCCAGTTAGGCCAAGCGGGGCAAACAATGGCGACTAATGTAGGTGAGGCTGGCGCTCAAGCAGCACAAGCCCGCGCCTCTGGTTACATGGGCGGCGTTAACGCGCTGACGCAGGGTTTGGGTCAGTACATAAACTACGGCCAAGGTCAAGACCGCAACGCGCTATTTCGACAAATGCTTAATAGGCCAGCCAGTGTTAGCGATAGCGGCGCTGCTGCGATTGGTTACCAAGACCCATACGCAAGATTTTCATACGGGTCAAACGCTTAAGGACTGATCATGGCACTCGTAAATCCCAACATTGCGATGAGTTTCCGCGCACCGGAAATTCAGCAACCAAACATGCTGGCTGATTATGCGGCCATCCAGCAGATTCAAGGCGGGCGGCAAGCGCAAGAATTGAACGCGCTGAAAATGCAAGAGGCGCAAGCGGCCATGCAAGAGCGTAACGCGCTGCGCCAGCTTAACCCAACTGCTGCCGACTACGAAAGCCAACTGTTTCGCGTAAACCCAACATTAGGAATTGCGTACCGCAAAGAGCGCAGCGCAGCAGACGCAAGCGCCGCGCAAATTGCAGCCAGCCAAGCAGCGGCGGCTAAATCAGGGTTCGACCTTAAAGCCGCGCAACGTAAATTTGGCGATGACCTTAAACGCAGTTTGTCTTCTAATCCATCCGATGAAAACATTATTGCGTTTGGTCAAGATGCGCTGATTCAGGGGCTGTACTCGCAAGATCAAGTAAACACTACAGTCAGCCAGTTGCTGGCGTTGCCTGCCGCAGATCGCACACGCATTCTTTCGCAAGCAGGCGCAAGTGCTGCCGATCTAAAGCCGCCAGCGCCGCCAACAAGCGTTGCGGAATTTGAGCGCGCTAAAACAGACCCTGCATTTATGAAATTTTTGCAGGATCGCGCTGCTGCTACGCGCGCGCCCGTACAACCTGTCGCGCCGACAATTACAACGATTGTTAACCCCCTTAACCCAAATGAAATGATTACTATTGATGCCCGCCGCTATCAAGGTGGCGGTGCCGGATCGCCAGGTGTCATTGGCGTTGCGGGTAAAGAGCCTGGTGCAGCGTTGCGCCAAAGTAAAACGGAAACCGGTAAGACGCAGCTTGCTGATGATCTGGATAACTTGCGGTCGTCGTTTGCAGAACTTGATAGGCTCCGCGCTATCCCAAGCACAGGGCGCGGTGTTGTATCTAACTTGATGTCTGCCGCACAATCGTCGGGCGTAGGCCAAGCGCTTGGCAGAGCAGGCGGCACGCCCGAGCAAGTTGAACGCGATGTCATTAATAGCGCTCGGTTGCGGTTGGTGTCGTCAATTAAAAACGCCACTGGCATGTCGTCAAAATCTTTGGATTCCAATGTGGAATTGCAAACGATGCTGCGGTCGCTTTCTGACCCAAGTCAGTCGGTTGACGCGGCGCTGCGTATTATTGATGACATTGAAAATGCGTATGTTAAAGGCGATGGCAAAATGCTTAAGCGTGGCGCGCCTGCCGCTGCTGCGCCTGCCGCTGCCGCTGCCGGCGCGTTATCGCCCGCAGAACAAGCTGAACTTGACCAACTTCGCAAACGATTTGGCGGTAAATAATTATGGACCCACGCGAAGAATTGGCAGCGCTGCGCCGCATGGCAGAGTTGGAAGCCAAGGCTTCCGGCCAACCCGCTAGCAGTGGCGTCCCCGTTGGCCGCACCGCCGCCGCACCACAAAAAGAACGTGGCTTTCTCAGCACTATTGGCGCGCCTATTGAGGCCGTGTCTCAAGGCGTCATCAAGGGTGTCGGCGACCTTATGTTTGGGGGGCAAAAGCTTGTTGGCAAAGGCTTGCAAGAAGTGGGTGCCGATGAAGTTGGCCGCTTTTTGCAAGAAGACGCAGCCCGCAGGCAAGCCGAATCACAACGCGTTGTTGCGCCGTTTAAACAAGAGTTTCCGATTGCAACTGGCACAGGTGAACTAGGCTTTCAAGCCCTAATAACTGCCCCCTTGGGAGGCGTTATCGCAAAGCCTTTAGCCGCCTTGTCAACAGGCGTCCCTGCGGTTGCTCGGTATGTTGATCCTGTCGTTAACGCGCTGCGGTCTTCTGGCTTTAGTTCTGGTTTGATACCAACTGCTAAAGCTGTTCCTGGCGTTGCGCCCCAAGCAATTCCCCTTGCAACGCGCGCTGCGGATATTGGCGCGCGGATTGTTGGCGGCGGCGTAACCGGCGGTGCAACGGCTGCGCTGACTAACGCAGACGAAACTGGCACAGGCGCGCAAGTCGGCGCCGGTTTGGCTGTAGTTGCACCCAAAACGGTAAAACTGTTATCTAAAAGCGCGGGCTTTTTAACAGACGCTTTTACCGGACGATTAGCAGAAGTCGGCGCGGGCAAAATTAGCCGTGAGGTTGCGGGCGAACGTATTGGCGCCATCCGTGCTGCGCTTGCCGCCGCGCCAAACGATCTAAACGCCGCGCAAGCCGCGTCCGGCGTCCAACGCGATGCTTGGCAAGCGTTTGGCGCAATGACCGGCAAGACTGATCAGCAATCGCTTTTACTTAAAAAACAATTTGATGATGAGTTAGCCACTTTGCAGCGTATGGCTGAAGGCGGTAACGCCACTGAAGCCCGCGCAGCATACGAACAGTCAATTAAACGGTTAAACCAACTAACCGCTGACATGCGTAATGTTGAGTTGCAAGCGGCTAATCAAGCTGGGCAAACCGTCAATCGTTTGGCCCCGCAAATGGAACAGCGCCAAGCAGGCATGGTTAACGCGCTGCGCGGCGGCATTCCTGTTGGTCAGCCGTTACCTGGTCAGGCGGTCGTTTCGCCGGCGACTGAGGCCGCACAACAAGCGGCAATTGCTGCTAAAGGCAAGCCGGGCTTCTTAAGCGCCGGCACACGTTCGCAAGAGTGGAAAGCTACGTCTGATGAATTTGCTGGCATTGCCCAACAACGCCGCGCTGAAGCTGGGTTCTTAGAGCGCCAGATTGGCAGCTTGGAAGACTACGGCTTGCGCCCACTGGACGCTGGCGCTATCACAGGCGCCATCGACGCCAAACTGGCGCAGCCAGGTTTACGCGCCAGTTCAAACGTGACTAAAGTGTTGGAATCGGTCAAAGACGACATCGCCAATTTGACCGCCAAAGGCGGCGGCGTCATTGACGCGCACGATTTGTACACCCTTCGCAAAGAAGGCATCAACGAACGCATCATGCAAATTCTTGGGCAAACTGATCCTAAGATAAGCGCCAAAGTGACCCGTCAAGTTCTTCAAGAAGTTCGCCCCCTTATTGACGATGCGATTGAAAAAGCGGGTGGTACTGGCTGGCGCGATTACTTGAAAACGTACTCGCAAGGCATGCAAGCGGTTGACCAAAAGGCACTTGCTGCTGAAGCGGCAAAGCTGTTTAAAGATTCGCCGCAAGAGTATGTGCGGTTGGTGCGGGGCAACAACCCCGATGCAGTGGAAGCCATCTTTGGCCCTGGTAGCTACGACATCTTTAAAGAGATGGGCAGCAAAATGCCTACGCTGGAAAAACTGGCGGCTAGCATTGAGCGCACTGCCAGCATGAAAGAAGCGGCGGCTGCTGGCACTGAAAAATTGAGCGAAATTATATCAAGTCAATCCAAATTTCCGCGCTTTCCTGCTTTGTTTAGCGCCAAAATTACAGCGGCTAATACAACGCTAGACATCTTGGAAAAACGCCTAAGTAAAAAAGTGTTTGCCGAAATGCAAAAAGGCATGGAGTCCGGCAAAAGCGCGCTGGAAATGTTGGATACACTGCCTGCTGCGGAGCGTAGTAAAGCCCTTCGTGCGTTAACTGACCCTGCGTCTTGGGGTAAAACGGGTGCAGTCGCTGCACGGGCGGCGGTTATAAATTCACTTGCGCCACCAAACGAAAACCGCATCCAACTTAACAACATGGCGCCAGGTCGGCCATAATGATCGGAAAATAAACATGGCATCACTTACCCCCACACCCAAGCAGCAGATTTACGGTAGCGATGGCAATCCGTTGGTCGGCGGCAAGATTTACACCTACGCTGCGGGCACAACCACGCCGCTGGCGACCTACACGGACGCGGGCGCTGGTACGGCCAACACCAATCCGATCATCCTGAACTCGCTGGGCCAAGCCAACATCTGGTTAAGTTCAGCCTCGTACAAGTTCAGCGTGTACACCTCGGCTGACGTGCTGCTGTACACCGTGGACAATATCAGCGCACCCCTTGATTCTGCTGGGTTAGCTTTGGCGCTGAGTTCGCCCACACCTATTGGTAACACTGCACCTAACACTGGCGCGTTTACCACGCTGGCCGCTACCACGGGCACGATTACTACTGTCAA